ACCAGCATCAACACCACCTGCATAAGGTGTTTGAGTAGCCACAGTGCCAATACCTGTACCACCAACCGCAGTTGTGTTTATTGCAGCGCCAGGATTGTCAGCAACAATTGTTACCAATCCGGTTGTTGGTAATACGGCTGTTACTAAAAGCTCTGCATTGGTTTTAGCTAAAGCAATAGCATAATATAATCCAAGGGCAACGACATCAACGCCGGAAGGAGTTGTTCCAATACCTGCCTGATAGTTGTTGGCATCAAGACGATTGGGTGAAAGGGGTGGTTTAGATTGGTTAAACCAGAAAGTAACAAAATTGCCCGAGTTATCATAGATTTTAATACCCTTAGGGGGTGTTCCAGAGGTGGGATCACCAGCGGCTGATGGGTCTAAAAGAGTTGCATTATTACTGGTTATTGTAACAGAACATTGTGCTGCGGCTGCTGCTACAGCAAGTTGTGCAAAAGTTGTAACAGGAACATTATAAACATACTGTGCCGAGTTCACACTGGATGTCTGATAAGATGCTGTGCCATTAACATATGTTGTGTTTGTTACCCCATCATCGACTGTTCCATAATGTGTCATCATCAATTCGCCACAAGGCATTGTTGCTGCGTCAGCCAGTAAAACAGGAGCAGACGCTGTAAGAATAGTGGCTAGAGATGCTACAGAATCAGCGTACATATAAGAATCCATAGACCAGATAGATGCTGACCCTGGTCCTGTAGCTAACTGAAAGGCTGGATCAAGGTCATTGAAAGGAGTATTTTCTTTTGCCTTGATGCCATACCCCTGAGATGTTGTGAAAGGAGCTTCAATCCTTGGCAACTGTCGAACATAGGTTGACTGATTTGCTGGATTAAGCAGATCACTGTAATCTGTAAACGAACTAACATCATAACTTAATACACTTGAATCATCTTTCCAAAAATCATTAGCAAATGATAATCTTGCTCTAGATCCCGATAGATAAGTGTAAACCTCTTTTGGATAGATCGTTTCAGAATATGAAAATACTTTTATCAGGTCTGCCCCACTAATTGAACGAGGTGCAGATGGAACGAACTGTTCTCTTAATATTTCATATGGTCTCTTGATTGTTCCGTAAGAGAACTTAGTCTTTCCTTGGATAAGCCTGTTTAGTTCTCTGTTGGCAAAACCCATCAAGTCATTACCGTAGCTATATTTTAGACTGACGTCTATCATCTCTTTAGAAGTTTCAGATGGAGTACCAAGAGGGGTTCTAATCTGATGGAGAAGTGGTTTATACCTAGAGGTAACTGGAGCTTCTCGAAGAGACAAGGAATGATAATAGTTTGAAACATTACCCTTACGATCGGTTACTGATCTTACACTTGTTGGGCGAGTACCACGACTACCGTCTGCATATGACCTAACAGGTAATCCCGTTCCTTCTTGTACACTTTCAACTATCTGAGGGCTAATCTCATATGTATTCTTCCTGGTATAAAACTTAGCATATGGATTTTCAGAGTTCCTTATCTGCACCCACGGCACAAAATCACGATTATTTGCCCAAATAAACTGATTGGCATTACTTATGTTTGAAAATATAGAGTCAGTAAATGATGCTATATCAGCAGAAGATTGAGTTACAAAAGAGATATTCTCTGGATACCTGGATCGGTGTGCAATATATTCATCATATACTGTCGAGTTGTCTGAACCAGATATATAAGAAGTCCATTGTGACCTGTCGGCAGCAGGAACAGGTCTCGTGACATAGGCGTTATCAAATATACTTCCAGTAACAATAGTAGTTGCAGGGAATGTTTCACCGATTTCTAGATATTGTACTCCATTTCTTTGCACCTTGTGAATTGAAGGAACTGTAGTGCTCCCACTCTCATAGCCACCAAACTCAGAATGTTTTCTTAAGTTTTCGTTATGTGGCAGGCGTACAGCAATGTTTCTGAAAGGAAGTGCATTGTTTGGCGAGAACTGATCTGAGTTCACGTCCCTAAACTGTTGCTTGGAGTCCTGTTTTGACCCAGGGGCAGAAAACCTATCTGTAATAATAGTTTCGTTTGTTCGAGCACCATCACTACCACCTGTGAATGACAGGGCACCGTTACCAGAAGATGGTTTATCGTCAGCAGGATTACAAACAATCTCTCCACCGCCACCAGTAATCAGCGTTCCAGTTACAGGCTTGTTGCCTACATCTCCCTCTACTTCAGAAGTTATTGTTATTCTTCTTGGGTTCCCGTTGCCATCATTCTCAATAGCAGATACCGTTCCTTTGAGAGTTCCAGCAACAACAGCTAGATCCAAGGAGGCTTTGAGTTCAACTGCAAAATCATCTGCGTTACCAATAGCAGAGCGATCAAGCTGAGTAGCAGATCGAGTTGCAGCGGTCATTGTTAGGGTATGTATTGATCCATCAAAGTTTTCTATAATAACAGTCTTACCGTCATCAATAGCAAGTGGTGTACCATTTGGTATCAAAACAACAGTAGCAGCAGTCAATGGTCTTTGTCTTGGTGCTGGGTAATCTGCTGACCCTGTCAATCCGGCAGTTCTTCTTGCTGGCGGTGTGACAAAAGCTGATGGCATAGAAAATGCATAATGACTATTGTTGAAAACAAAATCCATGTTTGTTTGAGATCTGTCATTACCCTGAACTACTTCGTGATATCTGGAGTAGTTACCTACTTCTCTAACACCTTTATCTGACGTGTGTCCTGTTACAACAGTTTTAATGTTTTGAATGTTTACCGGCGACTTTGAAGCCAAGCCCCTTAGGTATTGACCTTTAGGAGTATTTTCGACGGTAAGAGTTGTTATTGAGCCAGTACCCGAAGCGATTGTTAGTTTGTATTCCTCGGCTCGATCTGCCGTTCTAAATGGCGCATTGTGCCTTGCTTGAATACCACCAACCCAACGCTCAGTAAATGGACCCTGCATTGGTACACTATGGCGATAAGGATGAACAGAATCTTCGTGAAGATTTGTTAGGGTAATCCCAGTTAAGCCACCAGCAATAAGGGAAGCATTATATCCAGAAGTAACATCTGAACTCAAGACCGTGAAGGGAGTTACAAGGTTGCCCTTATATTCAACCCCATCCTTAGTTGCCCTAAAAGATACTTTCTTTTTTGTATTTGGTTCTAATTCTTCTGCACAAGGCTCTATAGCCTCAAAGCGGTCAAATGTCAAATCACGCAGTCTTCTTTTTTTGCTGAGGTCCTGATTGATACCGCCGTAATATGGAGGAATAACTTTAGCAGATAAACAAACTACTGAGTTTGGTCCTCTCAGAACTGTAGTTGGATCAGGCAAGTCAGCACGATCAAGAGGAGGATCTATTTCTCTAGAGATTGCATTAAGTATTGCATTCCTTGTATCTAAAACACCACCACTAGCAACTAGAGGAGATACGTTTCTTTCTGCACGGGTTCGCCACCAAGTACAGTTTTCATTTTCATTGCCAGAAACTGGGTGATGATTCTTTGCCCAGCCAGGTATATCCAAACAAACTGTACCTCTTGGGGAACCCTCTATACCGCCGCCGCCACCTGGATGCTTGTCCCTAAGGATGGAAACCTTATGTCTGATTTTTGGTCTTTCAAGGACATGGTTTTCTACAACTTTGCGAACATCACTAGCATGACGAGCAGACTCAGGGAAAAACTCCTCAATGACTTGATTCATTGAAGTGTCTAGCCATTTGTAATAATCAACATATCTCTCTAGATCAGGAATATCATTTCTTACTTTTCTAAAAAATATCTCTCTTACTTTTTCCATTCGCTTATAGTCTAAACGATATTTGTTCACTGGTTCGCCGATTAGATTATTGAAGTCTTCAATACTAGCAAACAACTCAAGCATCCTGTTAGAGATACTTCGATACATTGATCTCTCAACAGCGAAATAGAAAGTCTCTGGTCGAGTATAGATCCCAAATGTTTGCTCGTCAACAGTGAGAGCTTTGACCATCTCATCGCCGCCGACATATTCAGGGATCTGAAGTTTATCAACATAGACATAGGCTTTTCTTACTGGAGTGAAATTGGCTCCAAAGAAATCACCACGCCCTGAGTGTTGTCTCAAATTAAACTTACTAAACGTAGACCCTTGATATTCTGACGGATAGTCACCAGCCACTGAGCCTGATGATATGTCTGTTACTGTAAACCTACCGGAAGCATCACTGCCTGTAATATTTGCAAAATCCCAGTTGAGAGCAAGAGTTTGAATATCAGGAATATATACCCCTGGATTATTCGCTTGGAATGAATATGCATTCTTATAAGGTCTTACAAGACCATGAGTGTCTGTTTCTCTAGCCTGTAAATCCAGGGTTCCTGTTGGTAAATAATCAGACCAAAAACGAATACTTGATGCTCTTACATCAGTATTGTTGACTACACTACCAGTAAAGTTTGTTCTATGTGCACCAACATAGACCCTCTTGTTTGATTTTATAATAGCAGACCCATCTGCATAAGAAACAGGAGCCGATGCTAAAAAGCTATTTCTTTTAATTCCAGTATCATAGTTGACACCATATAGTTCCAGGGTATACCCTTCTGTTGCCACAGAAGCGCCGAGGATACCATCATTGAATGGATATTTTTTAGGACGTAGTGATAATGTTAGGTTCCATTTCTGATTATCATACACATCATTAAAGATGGAACTTGTTAGCAATGTTGTGCCAGCACGATCTTTTACTAAGAAAAAACCATCACGAACGAGATAGTCGGGCTGGTAGACTTTTGCATACTCACCTGGGGATCTTACAAGAAAAACCTGTAGACCGTGATCATTACCGGCGGTTTCCCAAGCTAGATCTGTAGAAGACTGGTCCGTATCTAATGGAGTATGAAAACCCATAATAGAGGATGTCAAAACTCTTGGCATATCGTATGGCAAAAGATCGTGATTGTCTTTATCAGGAAAGACTATCTCTCCTTGTAGAGAAAAAGCAAACTCTTCAATAGCAGATGATCCAGTTATGAAACCTTTTGAATTGATATTTCCAGACTCTGGGTATTGATAGACGGTAGCTTCATCATCGGCTTGTTTTAGTAGACCTGTAAAGTCGGCAAACTTCTTAGTACTTGTCGTAGAAAGATAGTTGCTCTTTATTTCAAAGTCTGAGTTGTCTGGATATGTATTTAGAGCTATAATCTCCTCGCTAACACCCAAACACCTAATAAAGTTTCTTATTGATTTTTCTGTGCCCTTGGATTTGAGAATAAAGGCGAGGTTGTTATAAATGTTCTTATAGATTGAGTTCTTGACTTCAACAAGTCTATTGTCAAAGTTTATCTGCTCATCTCTTTGTAAGAACTGCTGTAATGTTCCAATGTTTTGGAAAAACTCTGGCATCTCAAGACCCATAGATTCGACAAGTCTGTCGTTGTATGGGTACTCATTTATTGATGATGAAAGGCTTCCGCTAACATACTTTACATGTTTTAGACTCTTCAGTGCTGTAAGTTGATTATAAAGGGTATCAAAGTAACTTGAAATAATCTGGGTTACATTTACAAGCTCATTAGCTTCATTTTCTTCCGCCTCAATAATCCAGTTTGGAAAATGATTTAATAATCTTGCATTATTGTTGTAATCATAGTTACTTCCTGATAAAATGTACCTAGATCTAGAATTTGAATAGACTGGATTATCTGTCCTTACTATAGGATCTCCAATCTCAACGACAGATTCTAGATTCAGTGAGTTGATCGCCGACCCAGTATTTCTACTTCTAGTCGTATCGTAACCAACAAATAAACCATTCGATAGACGACCTGAATAATCTAAACACACCTGGTCAATGCTAGCGGTCTGTGTAATACCCTCATTGAACTTAAGATATACACCGAGAGAAACATTGGCATCATATTTATCAGTTCCGCCGCCAACGTTATCAAACCAGTATCTACCAATCTGTTCATCATTTCGATTTGTCTTCCAGAATCTGAACTCATCTATAGAGCCAGAAAGTTTACCGTATCCTTGAGCCGCACCTGGAAGTCCTGCAATATCAGTTCTTAAGGCACCGATATTACCGATCATTGATCCGGTTACAAGACCTATGTCGCCAACTGCGCCACCAATGGCTGTTTCTATACAAGTTCCGTTGACGAAGAAGTCGATTGTTGGAGAAGAACCAGAAGTATTAAAGACAAAAGAAAAGTTTCTAAATGTTCCGTCAGAAATAGTTTGACCGCCGGCAGATGGTATCTGAACGTTTGTAAAACCATTTGAACCCGATCTCATAGTCACGTAAAAGCGATCTTCTGATCCTGATACAAGTTCTATTCTTAGTCGTCCATAATCTGCTGCTGTTGTAGCGGCACCGTTCCAAAGATCGAAAACTACTTGTCTCTCAGATTCAGTCGAGGATTTAATTAAGGAGTTCTTTTTGAGGAAGAACTCTACTGTGTTTCCAAGGTTGCCACCAAACTCTAGGTTTGAAGTTCTATTTTTTGTCTCGTTATAGATAGAGCCAGAGTGTGGACCGCCTTTAATCTGGATATACTCTTCAGAAGAAGAATAATAGCCCGAGGCATTTGGTGTTATTGATCCATAGTTTGATCCAAGGGTTACAAAACCTGTAGAAGTTGGATAAATGTCTTCTAAAACATACTTTTCTAATGGACTTATCTTATTATAAAATTCGACTCTTTCAAGGTTAGAGCCATCATATGGGTAATAACTTGCAATATAATCAAAAGCATTTTTATAGTATTGTTCAGCAGAACCAAACTTTACAAAGTTTGCAGGATCTGAATAGTCTATTGGAGGTAGAAAATAATCTCTTTTGTCTAGAGCCTCCTGAAGATGTTCAGCAGACTCGATACCATCCCCAAGTGCATCTGGAGATCCGAGCTTTAAGAATTTTCCAACAGTAACGATTTGTTTGTTATTGTCAAATAGTTTTTTTACACTCATTTATCTTCTTCTTTTATCTTGAACTTGAACACTTCGGGCTGTTCTTTATACTTACCCTGTAAATAGTACGCAAATGTAATTCCATATGCATATCCTGGCTCTAAGCAGGAAGTGTCTAGGTCAAAATAACTACCACTCACATCATATGACAATCTACTAAAGTTATTATTAGCACTCCCTGTACCAAAAGGAATAACTTCTAGATCATCTATAATACGATGGATACGATAGTAAGAATCTTCTATAATACTTGGTTCTGTATCAACTGAAGCAACTGTATAAATGTTGGGCTGCCACTCTTTCTTTCTAGCAAAAACCCTAATCGATGGCTTTTGACCTTTGGTATAAGAGTCCTCAAGATTCACCACAGAAGTTATGTATTCTTCGGTATAAAGATTATCCGAGGTGTCAATAAGTCCTGGCTCATATGAACCTGTATAGAAGTTTACTCTATTTACGCCTGAGCCAGTGTGCCATACATCAAATATTGTATCGAAAGAACTTGTAGAAGCAAAAGATGCTGTGTAAACTCCTGTTACAACTGCTCCGTTTTCTTCTAATCGACCAGCTTTTACGCTCGATACAGTTGTCCCTGTTTTGTCTACAACCGACAGAGCATTGCCAGCAGGAGTTGTGCTCCCTGAGTATATCTCTACTGATAATCGATGGCTGTCTAGATTTTGAATTTCTTTTAGTTGCCCTCTTACAATGTTGTAAAGAAACAAAGTGTTTAGATTATCGGCTGAAGTTGCTACACTACTGCTAACATAAAAGTTTGATCTATTGTCTTTTCTTGTCGAATCCCAACGAGCTTCAAGAGTTGGTTGATAATGAAAATACTCACTGGTTCGAGAGAAGAACTTTTTAGTATAAAAAGAGTCTGAACTGGATACTGCTGTATCTTGGAACTTTATCAAGAATCCATAGTTTGTATCTGTCCCAGCAACCCATCGAGATACATTATCTGTAACATCTAGGGAAAGATTTTCTAACCCAGTGTCAAAAGCAAATGTTTTTTGTGTTGCTCCAGCAGCGACAACATCGCCGCCTGGTTTAGTCCAAGCATTACCAGAACTTTTTTGTATCCAGTTAGAAACACCTAGGTCAGAGTAGTTCTCCATATCCAAACCAGTGCCCTCATTCCAGGCTCCGTCAAGTGAAAAAACGTCTAACGTGTAATCTAGTGGTGTACTGCTTCCATGTGGTGCATTATACAGGTTTAAATGAAATTTGATCTTTGATACGTCTGATGGTAGTTCTCCAGAAGACATATCTGCAATAATATCAGTTACTGGGAACTGTAAAAGTATTCTGCTTTGTTCCGCAGCGTTGGCATTCGCCTCTGATTGGGCAGCAGATAAAGAGTCGTTTGTTTGACCGTGTATGACAAATGCTTCTAATATATCAGCAGCACCCATATTAGATCCAGTGCCACGAGTACTTAAGTCACCCTTGAAAGCATTTGAAATAGTGTTGTCTTTTGAAGCATAGTATTTCTTTATACCCATTTTAGATCACAGCCCCCGCAATATCAGTGTCTGGCAACAATACTTCAACTGCTGCGTCCTCAGGTACAATCAAAAACCTTCCATCGTCTGAAAGGTTTGAGTCTATATCATAAACATAGCTACTGTATAATCCTGAGGATTTATTGATTATTTCTACCTCTGTAGTATCAACAACTCCTGGGACTTCATTTAAGAGCTTGTAAATTTCAGAAATATAAATAGCTTCGCCAATATTAAACTTAATATTTATGTATTCATCTTTCAGCTTCTGAACGCAGGCATCTAAAAGCTCGAAACGGTTGACATCCAACTCTGGAAGGACTTTGAAGTTTATCCCTATGTTTATTACTTTTCCATTCAACACATCTATAGTATCGTTGATCATTCTATATTTGTTTAGCCAAACTGCTGTATTTTCTTTTAGTGCCTGGTTTGGCTCTACGAGGTCACCACCAGAGTTTTCGGATAGGAGATAGACATTTAGGTTTCTTTTTAGAGAATCTACATCTCGAACAACGTTTGCTCTCTTGACTTTTCCAAACTTTGATGGCATTCTATAAATAAGATTGATGTAATCAACTCGTGTAACAGCACGATTTTGTGCAGCAAAGGTTCCAAAAGCACGTTCTCTAATTTCTTCTGCTGTTGGTATCGATGTGTCCCCAAGGATTGGATCTTCATTAGTTACTTCAAGTGATGAGATAACACTTACAACTTCTGACTGATCAAGACCAGCCTGGTTTTTAAACGATAGCACAGGAGATATAACATCACTAAGACCGTTTACCGCAAGGTTGATTGAATCAGAAGTATTAGAAATATATTCAATAGTCAATGTTGTGTCTGTTGGGACAACACCAAATTTATCAGTAGTAATCAGGTTAGTTGGATCAAATGTTTCGTCAGTAACGTATGTTCTGCCACTTACATCCAAGATCACATCCGAAGGATCTGCCACTACATCTGTTGTAATATTTTCCTCTGAACCATACCCAAATTGAACAAATGTTTCTCCCTCTACTGTAAATTCTGTCACAAATCTTCTTGGCACGGGTTTAAGTTTCATAATAAATGGTACAGCCTGTCTGTTGTCAGACGTATTTTGAAATTCCTGAACAATCACATCTTGAGTCAAATAGTCAACTTGATAATATTCATTGCCCTGACTATCCTTTATAGAAAGTATTTCTGATATATTATCATCGTCTACCTTTATTCTTCTGAATCTTTTATAGTCTTCAACTATTGTTGTTTGTTGTCGGCGCTGACCTGATACAAGTTGTCCGAATGCTTTTATGGCAAAATAGGTTGGATTACCAGTTGTGTTGTCAACACGAGCTACAGTTACTTGGTTATTAGGGTCTGTAAAGTCAACATTTTCAGTCAGAGTAAAAACTGCCCCAGTATTTGAAGATACTAAACTACCACGCTGAAGGATTGGGAAATAGTTAAGATCTGGTCCTCTTGAGGTAGCATCAGCGGGAACAATCGCATAAAATGCAGCCTGCCCTGTTGATTTTGCAGCACCAGGGGTTTTATATCCGAGTGTGTTTGATAACCTGTTTACACTGTCATATGTTATTGCACTATCAAGAAAGCTTTCATTAGCTTGGAAATCAGCATAAAAAGATAACTGATCACCAACATAGGCAACCAAATCTAACATCATAGCACCGTAAGATGCTTCACTAAAATCCTTGAATGTTGTTGGATAATACCTTTGGGCATAGTTCTCTAAGTCATTCTTAATAGACTCAAAATCTCTACTTGTATAATTAATTGGTCTTTTTGCCATTTATAAACCCTCGTCCATTAAGTAGTCATTGTTGACGTTATTATTAGCTCATCTTGTTCGTCTAATGGCGAGATGCTATATTTTATAGACAACCTTATCTCGTTGATTGATAATGTTGGGTCCTCGTCGGACGTCTCAAAATTGATTTCAATAAGTTCTATCATTGGTAGATAAGTTTGTGTTTGTTCATTTATTCTTTCTACAAGCCTGTCTAAAGTATCAGAACTGACGTTCTCAAATAAGTAGTTAAATAAACCAACTCCAAATTCTGGAATCATTACTCTTTCGCCTGGTGAAGTTAGAACCAGGTTTTTGAAGTTCTGTTTAATTGTTGCCCCAAGAGTTCGATTGAGAAGATAAGGACCGTCTATAGTATCATAGACTAGAGGTATTGTTGGTGATATGCCTTGTCTTTTTGTCATAGTCTAAATACTCTTTCAAACTCAATTTTTTCTTGTAATAACTCTTGTCTAAAAGTTAATGTGTAAAAAGAAGTAAGTGCCCTTGAAAATCTCAGTATAATATTTTCAATATTAGAGTGATCAATTTCCATTCGATCATATTCATTTGAAACATAGTTTTCAAAGAACTGACCGTAGGCATTTTGTAGGAGTGGTAGGCTTTCTTCGTCGAGAGAAAACCAACTAAGCCTAGATAAAAGAACCTGTTCAAGAGGCAGAAGTGAATCGTCAATAATAGCTGTGACAAAATCTTTCAATATTTCATAATCATATATTTCTGCACGCAATCGCTCAATCTGCAAACTTATTTGACTTAGCTGTACAGCCTCGTTGTCGTCATTTGAATCAAGTTGCGCTGCTTGAGCAAGCAAAGGCGTGATTTCTCTCAAAATCGAATCGATTATGGTCGGAATATAAGCTCCAATGTATTGTAAATGTTCACTAAACGTTTCTGCGTCGATACCTGTCAGGATTGATAATATTCTTGCCCTATCTTGAACTTCTTGAGTGGAATATAGGGTTCTATCTACGAGGATACCTTGAGATCTTGTGACAAAAGTATATGGGAAACCAATATGTCTTGAAGAATACTTTGTTATTTCTTGTTCTGAAATTGCTGATAATATCGCATCATCGGCGTTGGCAATCTCAACCAGACTTCGGTAATGACCCTGCTTATAGTTTCTTGTTATATTGACCAAACTATCATAAGCTATCAAATACTCGGCGATCATAAATCCAACTGGGAAATAATATGCTCCATAATACAAACCCTCATCAGTTGGCTGACCGTCACCGTCTAATAGGTTATTATTGATAAAATCTACCGATGCCTGAAACTCCTGCTCGCCAGTAAAGCCGAAAACTTCTCCCATGTCACGACCAGCTTGTTCAAAGAAAATTCTGTTCTCCAACCACCTTACAATCTCTTCGTAAAAAGTTCTTACCAATCCTACATATCTGTCCCTAGTTGTTGAAGATGAATAAACAGATGTATTCAAAGAACTATAAACACTATCTGATACACTATCCAGCATTGAAGAATATACTACTTCGACCAAACTTCTTATATATTCCCTAGGGTTACTTGTATTAAGCTCACTAATGTTATTATCAGGATTATCGACATATACTCTCTTTAGGACATCAGAATATTCAAACATAATATTTGATAAACCCTTGGAGTTTAGATCATCATATATTTTTCTGTACAAATAGTCAATAACTAGTTTTTTTGTTCCAAAGCTATTCCAATGAGGATAAGCGCTAGCTATCGAGATTGTATTTATGAAGAATCGTTGTAGTCTTGATTGGATTGATAAAACCATAGCATTAGAAATAGATACTTCTTTGTTCGTGACGCAGTTCTCATCATTAGGTTGGTAAAGAGGTCTATTAGTTCCTCTAATATATTGTTTTGTTCTTGACTTACCTTGGTCATTGGCAAACGAAAAATCAATTTGTTGATCAATATATTGAGTGTAGTTTGCAACTGATAAAGATTCTTGAGCAGTATTGTTTGATACCAGGCTAATTTTGCCACCATTTTGATCCTTAGACACAACAGGACTAATATCTGTTTGACCAAACATTGCAACATCAAGAAGATCCCTGATTTGTTCATTGTTTCTTGATGGTAGAGGGATGATCATATTTCTTCTCCCCCTAATAGGACCACCCTCTGCCCTGGGTCCTATGTGGGACAACAGTCTAAAATAGTCTACAGATTCTTGATCTGGTTCTATATCCCCAGGCTCTGGAATATATTGTGCTATTGTTTTTATTTCCTTGGAACCATCATTATTTTTTACT